GCCGCTCGGATCTCGACATCCGGGTCGATCATCTCTCGCCGCGGCGCGATCCATTCGATTTCCATGTCACCACCGCCGATGCCGCGCCCCACGAGCAGGGCCTCAGACATCCATTCCGACACACGAAACAAGAGCATCGGGTCGAGCATCAGCGTACGCCACTGGTCGATCATGCGACCGAACTCGAGCCAGCCCATGCGACCGCTCGAAAAATTCACCTGCCGCAGATTGCCTGTCAGGACCGTGTAGGGAATGTTGAGCCCAGCCGCGATCTCGTGCAGCGTCGCGGTCTGGAACCCCTCGTAATCGTCGACCTTCGGCGGATTTGCGAACTCGACGCTCTGGCCCGGTTCCAGATACTCGATCATCCCCGGTTCGAACGCTTCGAGAGGACGGCCGGTCGCGCTCTCCTCCCCCGTGATCTCGTCCAACGTGTCGGGATCGCCGGTCACGAACGCCGCGAAACAGGCCGCGATCTTCTGCCGGACGAGTTGCGCATCGCCATAGTCCGCAAAATCCCGCATTTTCCGGACAACCGGCGCGAACCAGGTCACACCGCGCGCCTGGCCGGGACGATCGGCGAAGAACACGTGCGCGATATCCTCGGCGGGAATGCGCTTCGATTCCGGCAACGTCAGCGTCATCGACGAACCGGGATGTTCGGTGAACAGCCAGTAGGCGACCCGACGCCCGATCTTGTCGAATTCGACGCCCTGCACGGCCATGTTGCCGTTTGGCTGCGGTCCATCCCGCGTGTGATCGATGTAGTCGGGTTCCAGCACTTGGAGCTGGAACGGGAGCGGCAGCTTGTCTTCCGGTCGGCGCCAACGGCGGCGCACGATGCATTCGCCCGAGACGGCCACCGTGCGCATGACGAGGGCCTGCAAGCCCGCGAGGTTGTGCAGACCGTCCGCGTCGATGCGCGGCGTCGCCGTATGACGGCGGATCAACTTCTCGATCTTCTGCTGTCGAGATCGCTCTACGCCCTTCACCTGAGGCAGGATGCCCTCGCCGATGGTGTTGGCCACGATCGCGTCCACGGCTCGGCGCGCGTGCGCATTGTTGCGCACAAGATCTCGCGCGATCGACCGCATCGGCGCGAGATTGCCGCGCGTCGCCGCGTTGCCATCCTCTCCAGCGATGCGCCAGTGCTGCGATCTGCGGGCCTGCTTTGCCGCGTCGTAATGCGCTTTCGCCTCGCGGATGGCGGCTCCGTGGCGCGCACCGAGACGCGCGGCGAGCGTCGAGCCAGGCCGCCACCATTCGCGCACGCGGTCGGCGAGCGACGGCCGCGCCATACGTTGCTTTCCAGCCATGATCAGAATCCGCTGTTGTAGCGCGCCACGCGACGGCGACGCTTTGGGGTTCCGGCGCGAGCGATGTCGTCAGCCATCATGCGCCGCAAGGCCATCATCTCCTCGAGCGAGCGGAACTGGACCTTGTGTTGGTCGTACCAGACCTCGCGCGTGCCCGAGGCGATAGCTTCGTCGAGCGCATCGAGCTGGTCTTGGGTGAAAGCCACGTTGGTCGGCCTTTCTGCTGGCTCTATCGGAGCCAGGATCGTCCGCGCGTTCCGAGCCAGCTGGATGAGCGGCGGGCTGGCTGCGGGCGTGTGGCAAGCGGCGGCGGACGCGCGATCAGAGATGGCGCATCCGGCGGCGTGCCGACATCGATGTCAGCGGTGGGCCCGACGGCCTCCTCGGCGTGCTCTGCGGCATCGGCGGCCTTGAGACGCACATGCGCGGCCATGCGAGCTGCCAGGGCATAAACGAACGTATCCAGCGCCTCGTTTCGCTCGCGCGTGGGCACCCACACGCGGTAGGGGCGCCCGTTCTTCTTGCGCGTCTCCACGCGCTCGGCCGTGAGCTGCGCGAAATACTCCGCGTCGAAGGATGAGTTGTCCTCGGTGACAGCCGGGAAATGCACGAAGCCGGGGTTTGGTTCGTCGACGTCTGTTTTTGGCTTGATCCCCTTCAAGCGTCCGTAAATGGCGTCTTTGGCCGTATCCACGCCGACGAGGAACACGGTTTTCTTGTTCTTCGTCTTGGACCCGCGTGCCGGCCAGATCTGATGCGGGCCAGACCGGCCGATGATCGGGAAGATTTTGCGCGAGCGCTTACCCGCGCAGAAGGCGTGTACCTGGTTGGCGTGGTGGCCGCCGCTGTCGATACAGGCGGCCCGGCATCGCAGGAGACGGCCGGATCGTGTCTGGAACCGTGACAGCAGCAACCGGTCGAGATCGTCCCACACCGCGCGTTGCGCCGGGTCTCCGTGAAGGACAGTGTACTGGAACGGCCAGCTTTCCTCCCCAGCTCCCCAACCGATGAATTGCACCTCGAGACGATCGCCTTGCGTGTCAACGCCAGCCGTCACCAGCAACACACGCTCCGGCAGATCGTCTGGGCCGTACAATTCGCCGCGCGCCGCCAGGCTCTTGTCGTCCACTGACTCGCCTTGGTCCTCCCAGACCTCGGCGAGAACCGTGTTGGTCCAGACCTTCAGCAGTTCCGTGTCGTAGGACGTCCCCGGAAGGCGCCCCATGGCCGTCAGAAACTCCGTGACGATTTCCTCGAGTGTCACGGCCGTCGAGCAGAACTGCGGGAGATGGAAGCCAGCGATGCCACGAAACGGCGCCGTCGCCACCCATCCGCCGCCGCGCTCCTCGGCATGGGTAATCGCGGCCCAGCGGGTCGCGTCATCCCAAAGCGTGCCGCACGCCTCGCACACGTAATGCGCCGTCTCTGGCTTGTGGACCTTGTGCTTGCCCTCGCCAACCTTGTCCCACTGCACTTGCTCCCACCGGAGCGTCTGGGCGTGTCCGCAGTCGGGGCATGGCACACGATATTCGCGTTTGTCGCTGGCGGCATAGTCTCGGTCGATCACCGACACCCCCTTGATGGTCGGTGACGAGCCTTTGATCGTCTTGCGGTTCCAGAACCACGTCTGGCGCTTAGCCGCCAACTTCATCGGATCGCCTTCGGTGCCGGCCGAGACCGGAAACCTGTCCACCTCGTCGTCAATCACGACGCGGATCGGACGCGACGCGAGCTGGGCGGGAGCATTGGCGCCAACGAGAGCCAAACGGCCGCCGGGGAACGACTTGCTGAGAACCGTATTGCCGCTGTCTCTGGAACGCGGATCGCGGACCTTGCCCCGCAGACGCGGCGTGTCACGCAGCATCGGCGCCAAGCGGTTCTTCGACACCTCCTCGGCCATCGCCTCGGTCGGCAGCAGAAACAGCATCGGGCATGGCTCGACGTCCATGCAGTAGCCGACGATGTTGAGCAATGCCGCCGTATAACCGACCTGCGTCCCCTTCTTGACCACGATCTCCCGCGTCTGCGCCTCGTTGAAGGCGTCCATGATCCCGCGCATGGGCATCATGCGCGCCGTTCGCCACTGTCCGGGCTCCGAGCTATCCTCAGGCGACAACACGCGATAGCGGTCCGACCACTGGCTCACGGTCAGATTTGGCGGCGGCGCGCACAAAGCGAAGCCGTCGCGGACAACATTGACCAGAGCCGGGTGCGCTGGTCCGAGGTTCAGGCTAAGCCGCTTCTGCGGTTCCGATGATTTCGCACTGCGCGATCTCGGTGAGCGCCGCGTGGACCTGCTCACGGATGACCCTCTCTGCAACCGCCACGTCGCGGGCACCGACCAATGGCGCGCACTTCGCGGGAATGGCGGTTAGGCGTGTCTTCATGGTTTGGACGGCCGCGTGCATCACGTCCGCGATCTGATCCGCCGGGATGAGTTCGCCGCGGATCTGCGCCACTTCCAGTTCGGCCTTATCCGCCTGCGCCTTCATCTTCCGGGCTTCGTCGGCCATCTTGCCAACCGTTTCTTCGCCGGACCGACCAGCGGCAACCTCTCGGATGTTCTGCACGTACTGCCGGATCGTCGCTTTCAGGTCGTAGTCGCCTTTCTCGGCCCGATCGATCACGCCTTCGTCAATCAGCTCCCGAAATCTGCGCACGCTCATGTCGAGCCAGTCTGCGCACTCGGCCTGCGTTGCCATGTGGCGGAATCCCCCCCGAAAATTTCTATGGCTACCGACCTTCCGGGGTCGCGCGTCACCCTGCCATGGGCGGCCGGGAAGAACCTAAGGGGGTACCCCATGGCGACATGCACGCTTGTGGTGTCCTACCTGAACGCGGTCGCTACAGCGCGCTGCAGGTTGGCAGGGAATCTGGAAGCGCATCCCGACACGGCCACCCGCCGAAAGTCCTCGTAGAACCGGAAGCGTTGATCCAAGCGAGCCGATGGTTTGAACCAGAACCATGCCCGCAGACGCCCGCCACGCCCCTCGAAGATGCCACGGCCAGGTAGGACGCGCAGTGCACGGGGTGGAATGCGTGCGTCCAGCGCTCTGGGCTTCGGCGTTTTGCCCCTCGCGTGCAAGCGCACCCGCTCCTGATTGGGGATCGCGAGTTGGCCTCTTGCGTTTTTCGTTCCCCCGCGGGCGTGCCCCTGCAAATGCCCACGCCCCAGTGCGTCGAACAGCCCAGCGGATAACTT